GTTAATGATGTAATAATTTTGTGCGGGAACTTTTTTCCGTGTGATTGTGATCAGGGCACAATCTACCAGCTTCTTCTCTATTCTGCGTTGTGCCTTAAGCTTAATCAGAGTCGTCTTTTTTATTTTTTCTCTGGTTATCGTGAACTCTTCGTTTTCTGTCAGCCTATTGGTCGCTTCGAAGTATCTGTATTCATCTATGAGAATTGATAGATATCCCGCCGCCTCTAGCCCTAGCTTGGCGATTAGTGTTTTGTTGAGCACTATGTAATTAGTGCTGGCTAGTGTGTTGATTATTAGATTCTTTTTTGCGTTCATTTTTGTTAAAAACCGACTATTAAGAGGGCTAGGGGATTCGAATAATGTAGGAACGGCACCGCCTAGACCTCTTAATAGTCGACTAAGATAATAAAACCGCCCTACATGGCTCAATATATACTTTTTGGTGCAAAAAGTAAAATATATAAAAGTTATATATTGGTATCTGGAAGCGTATCCGCTATACTGTCATATGGAAAATAAAAAAGCAAAATGGCAAACACAGATAGCTGCGTGGGAATCCGACAGGGAAGGCAGGAGATATCTTAGGGTAATATTCAATGAAGATTTCGTTTTCAAAAAGGGAGATGCTATGTATTTGAATGCAAATAAATATGCAGACAATAACCCCAAAGCTCCACAGTGGCAAAAGCTCAAAAAGGTTGAAGAAGATGAAGAGTCAATTATGGATGATATATCTCCAAAAGCGAAAAAAGAACTGCCATTCTGAATAGTGAGGGAATATTGTAGAATAATGTTGGAGGCGGTTTATTTTTTCTGTTTTTTAAGTTTTCCGCCTCCTTATATATCCGTTATATATTTACATAATTCTACCAAAAAAATATGATCCGATATGCAAGAATTAAAAGAAAGTGTGCAGGATTGCTTAATCGACTTAATACAGCGGTATCAGGGGGATCAATCGGTAATGATAGAGCTGGAATTAATAGAAGACAAAATCAGCGAATTAATAGATATATTCTCAGAGCATTCGGCTATATGATTATATTATGGCAAAAATTATTAAGGTTTGCCGTCCCGTTATTGTTAATAATGCCCTTAATTTTATCTGCTTATTTTGTCTCTCGGCACAGCCCACAGCCCCAACCGCAAGAGATGCGGAGATATGCACAGCCCACTTCCACCCCCATCAGCCAGACATTCTATCAAGATAAGCCATTCATTTACTTTTTTGATTTGGCTGGAGATGTGCGGGAGGGCTACCGCCAGAGTGCCGAGAAGTTCTTCCTCGATTGCTGCGTCACATATCCCGAGACTTATGTTTTAGACCGGTATCACTATGAGAATCACGCAGATAAGAATATAATAATACTGTATCACTCCGTAGCAGATCATAGCGGGCGGAGACATGACCAGACCGCTATAATCGTATTACAGAATGATAATATATACTTAGATTCATTTTATTAATCATGGCGGAAAAAAATAAAAATTATTATGAAAAAGCCGAACAGAGGCATGCCAGATTCTTGCAGATATTGCAGCGTGATGATGTCGAGGACGGACTCAAGAGGCAGATATTCGCCCCCAAGATTGAATTAATGCAAGTTGACAGACTGGAGCGATTAGAACAACTAATCATGACCGCATTGTTTCATTTAAAAAAAGAAGGCGATGATAGTTAACATTAATCCCCTCAGTGCGAATAAGTGCTGGCAGGGGAGGAGATACAAGACGCAAGCGTATAAGGATTACGAAGATGAATTAATGTTCATTCTCCCCCCCAAAAAAATCAGCAAAACGGCAAAGTTGAAGTTGATTCTTAAGGTTGGATTCAGCAATAAGCTTAGTGACTTAGATAATTGTCAGAAGCCCTTCATCGATATTCTGCAAAAAAAATACGGGTTCAATGATAACCAAGTGTACAAGATTGAAGCGGAGAAGATAATAGTGCCTAAGGGAGAGGAATTCATAGAGTTTGATATATTAGAGATATAGTGGAAAACTTGAAAAACCGGAGGAATTGCCTAGATGTCAATATCCGGCATATTGAATATGTCCGTACCATCTTCTTTTTTTAGCCCTTTCAGAATCAAAGGTGATTGAGACACGAAGCTTTCTTCTTTGGGGATTAATTCAAAAACTCTGTCAAAAAAATCACGGTAGAAGCAGACTAGTTGTTCACTCTCGATAATTGTGAAGCTTTCAAGCCTTTTGTTTTGATTCAAATTCATGGATGTCTGAATTATGAAATGGAATTGGTCGTTGTATATTAATACGAACTTAGCATGTGTCGGAATTGTACGGATGCTATCAGGGAATAGACCACGCAATGTATTGACATAGTCGGGTTGCCGATTGCGGAATGAGGGGTCAATAATCCACCGCATATTTTGGATTTTTGTTGAATCTAGGAGTTCTTTTGCCCGCTTCATTGAGGCATCCGCTGCGGTCCATACGGTAATATCTACATTGCACAATCCCGCAGATTCGATTACGTGCTCAATTACATCAATCAGATTATACTGACCAATGCTTAGGCAGTGGTATTCCGTGTCTTTTTGTAGATATGTGGGTAAGACACTGGAGACCTCTGGCAATTCGCTGAACTTTAATATTTTTTCTTTTGTTTTTCTGGAGAAAACCATGGTTCATTATATGTATTTTTTAGATTATGTTGTATATTTACTCAGTATATATGGCGAAAAACACTAAAAAAAACACGAAAAAAAAAGGCGGAATCACGGGCAAGGGCTTCGATGTAAGCGGACAACCCAGCCCAGAAGCCAAAAGCGAGGGGTGGGCACGCAGAAGGAACTTGGCGTATTGGATTAATGTGTATTTCAGGATGCCATACAGCGAATTTGTTCGGTTGAGGGCAGATCTGGAAAAAAATCCAGGTAATTATAATATGTATCAAGTCACCGCAATGGCCTACGTACAGAAGGCTGTGAAGAATGAACGGGTAATGTTTGATAATCTTGACCGCACCGAAGGTAAAGCAGTTCAAAAAGTTCAAAATGAGGGCGGCTTAGAGCTTAGAATCATAAAAGAAGTAAAAAAAACAAAAAGCAAAAAATAAATGAAGATTCATATACAGAATTTGGATTATCAAGAGAAAGCCCTATATACAAAAGATAAGTATAGCTGTTTTGTTGCAGGTAGGCAGACGGGCAAGACCACAGCGGCCGTCAATTGGCTGATTGAGAATCTTCTAGACAAGGACAATGAGAGCGGGTTATGGGTCGATGTCCGTAATGCCAATATCGATAAATACGTAGAACGCTACTTCTATCCCATCTTGCGGGAAGTGTGGGGACTTTGCGACTGGAATAAGCAGAAGAAAATTCTGAGATTGCCGAATAATTCTTATATTGATTTCGGCAGTGCAGAGAATCCGGAAGCATTGGAGGGATTCCATTATGGGTTTGTTGTATTGAATGAGGCGGGGCTAATACTCAAAAAGTCGAGTCTGTGGCATAACACAATATTGCCGATGACCAAGCGAGCTAAGGTTAGATTCGTCGGAACACCTAAGGGCAAAAACCTATTCCATACTCTGACGTTGCAATACCCGACACACAGAATTACAGCAGAAGAATCTCCATTGTGGGATCGCAGACAACTCGAGGCAATCCAGGCAAATACGCCTGAACTAGTCTGGAGGCAAGAATTCATGGCGGAGTTCTTGGAGGGGGAAGGAACGGTTTTTAGAGGAATCAAAAAATGTGTTAAAGAAATAAAGCAATTGATGAAGGGGGAGGCGGGGAGGCATTATGTCATAGGTGTTGACCTTGCTAAGTCTCAAGATTTTACCGTAATTACGGTAATAGATGAAGCAAAAAGGGAAGTTGTCTGTTTTGATAGATTTAATCAGCTTGAATGGAATTATCAAAAAAATAAAATATACGAAGTTTGGCAGAACTTCAATCGGGGTCTCGTGGTGATAGATAGCACAGGCGTAGGCAGTCCAATATTTGATGATCTAAGGAGGGCGGGGGTGAGGGTTGAGCCATATCAATTCACCTCCAATTCTAAAAAAACATTGATAGAAGGGCTTATGCTCGCTATTGAAAATCAAGAAATAAGTTTTCCCGACATTCCCGAATTGGTCAATGAGCTTGAATCCTTCGAATTCACAACTTCTCGAAGCGGCAATATCAGCTATAATGCCCCGGAAGGGCTACATGATGATTGCGTCATCTCTCTAGCTCTAGCGGTGTATGCCCTGGGGATATACGAACCCACCCGCTTTGATATATCTTTCGTTTAAAATGTTGTATTATTAGCAAAAATGGGACTGTTGAACAAAATTTCAAAACTTTTTTCTGATTTGGGATTTATTAATTTCCAAAAAGATCAAAAGCTAAGCGTCACGGAATTAACAAGCTTGGTCGATTACGCCAGCATGATCGGCAATAAGAACTATCTAGATCAATATATTGGCTGGACCTATAGAGCGGTCCAGTTCAAGGCCGTTGCGTGTGCCAGACAGGAGATAAGACTGTACAGACAGACCACTTCGAGGAAGGTGGAGCTTGCTGATTGGTCGACTGAGCCAATTCTTCGAGATATGTATCAGTTTAATGAAGTTCAGACTCTGTACGAAGCTAGGCTATTACTCCATATTATTTACGGACTTACGGGATTAGTGGTGATATGGGTTGTAGAAGGAACAAAAAGAGGAAGTAAAGACTTCTATATCCTGAATCCCGAGCGAGTATCAATCGAGACCAACAAGGCTGGATTACCCAAGATGTATAAGTTCAGGGCCGTGGATGGAGAAGAGGTGAGTATACCGCCAGAAGACTTGCTGATCATGAGAAACCCAGACCCCAAGAATTGGTTAAAGGGCTTTAGCATCGTGGAAGCAAGCAAGTACGAGCACAATACCTGGGAGTATGCCATGAGGCTTAATATGAACACGTTTGCCAATCAAGGCAAAATGCAGGGCATACTTTCCATTGAGGGAATCGGCAAAGAGGAGCGTGAAAGGATCGAAAACACCCTAAGGAGTAAGTACCAGGGTTTAAAAAACCCGGGCAAAATATTGGTTACCGGCTTTACCCCTAAATGGATACCGTTCACCTCGTCGCTCAAGGACTTGGATTATATTGAAGGAATCGAAAAGATGAAGGCGGATATTCTGGGCATGCATGGTGTACCATCGGTCTTGATTAACGGCGATGGCACTTACGAGAACACCAAGGAAGCGGAAAAAATATTCGCCAAGTACACGATTGATCCAATATTGAAGCAGGAGGCGGACATGTACACGGAGCAATTATTACCCAGATATTACGGTTCTGACTCTTTACAGGCTAGAAAAATGTATTTTGAGTTCGGGAGTGCGATTCAGACCGACCCACAAGATCAAGCCAAAACAACTAAAATAATGCTTGATGCCGGCTTTATCACTCTCAACGAGGCAAGGATTATGAATAACTTGGAGAGGCTTGACGATCCGGATGCGGACAAGTTGCCCAATAAGCAATCCAAGCAAGATGGCCCAAAAGATACGGAATTGAGCAAAACAAAAAAAACAAGCAAGTTAAAAGAGGAATCAATTCGAGAAGAATTGAGAAAATATATGTTGCAAAAAACAGTAGACAATGAGGGTCAATTAATTGCCAAACTCAAAAAATTCTGGGAGGGTCAAAGCAAGAGGGCGATGGAAGCAATTGAGGTAACTCAGAAGGGTCTCCAGTATGATTTAATGCTCAATCAGGAAGAAGAAATAGCTTTAATGCTTGATTATATGCGGGAGGCTTATGAGGCAATCGGTTTTGATTTTAATAAATTGACAAATGAATTACTAGGCGAGAATAAGCCTTTATCGCAAGGGGCAAAAGAAATGCTTAAAAATAACTTGCAGTATTTTAGCGATGAAGTGACCAAAACAACAATTGACAACTTAAACGATCTGCTTATATCTGCAATGGAGCGAGGGGCTGGGCTTGATGAATTGAAGGAAGATATCGCCAAACTCTTTATCGGTTATTCCGACAATGGCGGTAAAGTTGACACGATGACAAGAGCCGAGACTATCGCTCGAACAGAGACCGGCAAAATCAAAAACGCCATTTCTTATGAGAGATACCGAAAATCCGAAAAAGTAGTGGGCAAAGAATGGCTAGCTACTGGAGGGCTCAACTCAAGACCAGCACACAACAGACTAGACGGTACTGTAGTGGGACTTGATGAGTACTTCAGCGTTAACGGCTACTTGGCGTTAAGACCTCACGCCGAGAGCTTGCCAGCAAGCGAGGTTGTTAATTGTAGGTGTGACATCCTCCCCAGAATTAAGGAAGAATATAAAAGTGCGGTATATATGCAATATTTAGAATTAATTGATAAAATTAAAAAATGAACAAAAAAGAATTAATAAAATCTAAACTCTCAAACGGTGAAGAGGTGGTATTAAGAAAAGCGTATGAAACTTCGTTTGACCTCAAAAACAAAAGATTCATAGCGTCAAAAGAGATAAGGGATAGCGACGATGAGATTGTAGACTTATCCGGTGGCGTTTTTGATCGTTATATGAAGAATCCTGTGTGGCTATTCGGTCATAGATCTACGGGCGATATAGAAGATGTAATAGGTAAGTGCGAAGATTTGAGGTTGGAGGTGGACGAAAACGGAACTAGAATGCTTACATACAGCGGGGTATATGCACCCCACCCCAAAGCTCAAATAATCAAAGCAATGCACGAGATGGGGATGTTGCTTGCTACCTCAATTGGTTTTAGGGTTCTGGAGTATGATTTTGATAATAACATCATTACAAAATGGGAATTATACGAAATATCCAATGTAATCTTGCCATCTAATCCCGAAGCAATAGCATACGGTCAGGAGAAGGGGTTGATTGATAATAAGGAGAAGGAGGAACTGATCAGACAGAAGATGTATCCGATATATAAGAAAAAATTGAAGGCTTACAGGGATTTGTTTATGCAGGATGTTTTTTTTGACCTTCTGGGAATTCAAAAAACTGGCAAGGAACTTGCAGATTTAAGAAATTTGTATGATAATATTCTTAACAGACTAAAGGCTTTGGCTGAGAACCAGCCCGAAACCGAAGTCAAAACTGCGAACCAGTTCAATTCCACAGTTGCTCCAAAAGACTCCCCAAAATTATTAACTTTGGATGATCTTTTGAAGATGGCTAATTAATTCCTTTCCTATAATTACAAGGTATCTAGCATATGGCGGGTGTTCAATATCTTACTCGTATATTTGCGGATTACTAACAATATATAATTAATATATAACTATGAATACAAAAGAAAATCAAACAAATAATGTTGTTGCTAAAGATGCAACAAATGAACAAACAGTTATAGTCAGACAATCTGACCTAGAGGCAATGCTGCACTCAGTCAAGGAGCAGTTCGACAGAGAGCGTAGAGAATCTCGTAAAAGCTTTAACTTGACAGGTGAACAAAAAGAAAAAAGATTAGAGAGCCTCCAAACCAAATCTTTATTTTATAAATCTTTGTTATACCGAGATTTTCAGACTCTTGCTGATATCTCAGATTCAAGAGCGAAAGCCTTAAACGAAGGCAACAACTCACAGGGAGGCTTTTTAGTCCCTCAAGAATTTGAGGCAGACGTAATTCGTTATAACAATGATTACGGAAAGATTAGAGCGAATTCCACTATCCTCGTGATGACTGCGGCAGTTCGTAAGCTTAACGAGCTAGTCAGCGAACCTACCGTCGAGATTGTGGGCGAGGCTGCGGCTATTACAGATAGTACTCCTACATTTGCAGAACCGGTTTTAACCGCGAAAAAATACGTCGGATCAGTAATTAGATCAGTAGAAATTGACGAAGACGCGGAAATCAACTTAGAAAGGTTTTTGGCTGAAAGACTCGGAATTGCATTTGCAGAAAAAGAACAAAACGAATTCATCAATGGAACAACTTCGGGCAGCGAGGGGCTAAGGCAGGTGTCAGGTGTATCAACTGTCGTAATGCCGAACGGCAATACCAACGGTCAAGGCATCAATTGGGATCATTTACGAGATATGATTTCCAAGGCACAGAGCGTAAACCTCGAAGATGCAGAGAAAGGCAAATTCTATATGCATTCTGATGTGTGGGGTCAGTTGGAAAAATCAAAAGCTGCGGGTGACGGTAACTACTTCAATAACGTCTCTAACGCACCGATTGCTGGAATTCCACGAATGGCTTGGGGACACGAAGTCGTCTTAGTAAACCAAATGCCAGGACTTGTAGGCCTTACCGCCTCAACCAAGTTTGTCATGTTTGCCAACCTGAAAAACCACGCCTACATTGGCGAAAGAACAGGAATGCGAATTGACGTATTGACAGAGGGTACTGTCAACAACACCAATCTAGCTGGAACTGTACAGATGGCAATAAGAGCCTACAAAAGAACAGCATTCACAACCGCCCTAAAGAGTGGAATAGTGTGGTTGGTTACATCAGCATCATAATATCTTGATGCCGCCGGTAAGTGGGAGCTCCAAGCTTCCACTTTTTTTATTTTCTAAAATTGTTAAAATATAACCATGAAAGTAAGAGCGAAACATAACCTTGCGTATGAGGGACAATCATATAATGGGGGCGACGTTTTCGAGCTGGAGGATGTCGACATGCCTACATACTCAAACGACGTCGAGCCCGTGCAGGAAGACAAACCTAAAAAAAGAGGAAAGGGGGCGTAATCTAATATGGTAACGCTAGCAGAGGCTAAGGCGTATATACAAGTAAGTGGCAACACTTATGACGGCTTGATTACTGATATTATCAGTTATGTAACCGCAGAAATTGAGAATTATCTCAATAACAAAATCACCCCCGTAACAACGAAAACAGACGAGCCAATGATCTTCCTTAACGGAGAAACTGAATGGGTGGCTCCTGCATTCCCCATCAGCAACGTGACCGTCAAATACGACGGGCAAGCATTAACAGATGAGGAGGATTATTATCTCAACCCCAAAGCGGGTGTTGTATATTTCCCCCAACCCCCCGAAACATCCACCAGCAAGTATACCGTGACATATACATACGGCTACAGCATTGCCAATGTACCCCAAGCGATAAAATCCGTAGCACTTAAGGCGATAAAAGCACTTTTTGACGAAAACAGACCTTCGGACAGTCCAGGGGGCGGATCGGGCAATATAACGTCCAAAAAGATTGGGGATTTTTCTGTGACATATTCCGGCAGCGGAGGAGGCGAATTGACCGGACAGGCTTATATAGTCCAAGATATTATTAATAAGGGCGGGGCAGTGTTGAACCCTTACAGAAGAGTAATATTATTCTGATGAGCGTATTATCTACTTTATACAATGTAAGTTTTAACGTCATACGAAAAGTGCAAGGCACGGGCGTTAACTCTAAAATATTCAGCGACAACACAATCAGCACGAATAACAAGGGGACTATTAGGCCGGTGACGGATGTCGCTCAACTTTTCGACCAAACCAACTACGGCCGAGAATATAATCTGTATTGTGATCATGGCGTAGATATCAAGGTGGGCGATGTAGTGACTGTAGGCACGATTAAATACAACGTAATGGGCAAATCCGTTTTTGATGATTTAGGGGGAGGAGATGTGGAATCTCATCAACGTATAAGATTAAACAAAGCTAACAACAGTGGCGATAATTGACGTTACAATTCAAGAGAAATTAACACGGCTCATTAAGCAAGATGGCTATTTTCGCAAAAAACTTGAGCAAGAATTAGAAGACGTTGCGGAGTTGGTCATTTTGCCAGAATACAAAAGACAAATGCCAGTTGACAAGGGTTTCGCCCGAAAAAACGCCGATATTTTTAACATTTCGCCGCTCCATAAAAAAGTAACAACCAATGTCAATAATAGGGGGCATTACTATATGGTATCCGTCCATGAAGGCACTGGACGATATAAAGGCATGGCAGACTTTGGTCGTGTCGAGCCGGGATATACTAGAATCAATGGCTATACCAAAGAAGATAGAATTAGGTTCGCTTCTATGGCAAAAAAAGGCAAAAAATTTTCTATCAAGCCTAACAAATTTTCGCAAAGAGCGTATAATATAACAAAGCCTCAAGCAATTAAGAGCCTTGGAGCTGGAATAAGAAGATTGATCAATGAACCCAGATAATTACACTAAACAGATACAAGACAAACTCATTGCGGACTTGGCGGGTCTGCAATATAGCAATGGCGATAATCTGCTGGCGGAAGTTGTGGCTCTGGACATTGTTGTTCCTACCGGCAGACCTTACGGAGTCGTAATGCCTACCAGTTTTACAATAGAACAGAATGGCATAAGCTACGATACCAGACAAGAGAGCTTTTATATCGGGGTTATTTTCCCGGTTGAAGCCGAGGAAACAAACACCTGTGCAAAAAGCAAAATTGACATACTGACAGAGATCAAGGGCCGGATTTTGCGGTATCTTGAAAAAATGCCTGATATTCTTAATTGGAATCTTCCTAACATTGAGATATACAATGTCAGGCCGACCCGTGGAGGTATTGAATTATCTCAGAGCGAGGCGGGCATTTCACTTATTCTTAATATTAATGTAATATTCGATATCAATATCGCTAATAATCAATCATTATAATGACCAAAAAAGAGGAAAAAGAAATTACCAAAAAAATTTATAACACTGGGCAAAAAATCTTGTTTAGCAAGTATATTGATGGCCAGAAGTACGTGGTTGAAGCAAGAGACAAGGCTGAGGCAGAAAAAAAATTTGAAAAATTATTGAAAAAAGTAGAAAATAACGTAAATGGCTAACGGAATAAAAAGAAAACAAATACTTGGCATATCTAAGCAGGCAACATTCGGCGTAGCGGATACTCAAAATGATAAGTACTGGATGCCAGTCATGGAGATGACAATAGGAGAAGAGGTAAGCTATATTGAAAATGAAGCATTCACCGGATCAATATATAAGGCCAACGATGCTCTACCAGTCATGAAGATGTGTAAGCCTTCATTCACCGTGAAGGTCAGCGAAGCGGAACTTCCATTATTACTATTATCTTTCGGTACAATGTCATCTGCATTGTATACAGGAGAGACCGCAGTATACGAGCACGTGGTGACATTTACGAATAGCAACCAAAAGCAACTATACACCCTATTCTTAGACGATCCCGACAGAACCGACCTGATTATAGATTCTTTTAGGGTTGATACATTCAATATATCCTTCGAAAAAGGCGGCTGGATTACTGCGGAAATATCTGGGCTTGCCAGATATCCGCAGACAGGCACAGTCTCGCCGACATTGACTGAATGGCTAGAATTCAATACAAGACACTGCAATTTTTTAATCAACGACGAGGGTCAAACTGTTGCAACCATTAACCTGTTATCTGCAAAACTCAACCATTCTTTTGGTGTCTCAGATAATGATGACAATTTTTATTTGGGCAGTTCCGATTTGAGCACTTCATTCAACAAGGAGGCGGAATTCTCCCACGAAGTCAGCCTACATTTTCCAGATTTAACATATAAAAATAAATGGAGTGCAGGAACTCGACAGGCTTTTAGGGCAAATATAACCGATACATCAAGATTCGTAACGGGAAGCGTTGCGAATACCAATCCATTAATAAGATTCGATTATCCCAGTGCTTACCTGTCTAGCTGGTCCGAAGATGGCGGTGCTGGAGATATCCTCAAGCAAACACTCACGATCAAAGCCATAGACCGGGTAACTGTGACAGATGCTCCAATCAAGATAACGGTCAGGAATGCTGTAGCCAGCTATTAATAGACTTTGGTTGTATATATTGCTAATATATATAAATGGCAAAGTTTTATATTCCGAAAAGAATTGAATTATTCCCATTAATTAAACTTGACGACTGGCAAGATACCTACATCATTGTCCGATCATGCAATGCTCAAGATATTAAGGAATTCCAACAATCAGTCTACAAAACGCAAAAAGAATTAAAAACCTTAAAGAAACAGGCAAATGTTACAGATGAGGCGATAACCGAAAAAGAGATGGAGACATTTGATGTTATTCTGGAATTCGTGAAGGATAGGTTCATTCGCGGCGTTGTTTATGACTCAGAAGAAAATAAAAAAGTAGAGCTAACCAGAGAAGATTTGAGTCAATTTAATCTCGAAATACTCCAGTTAATTCTCGCCGAAATGTTCGGTAGGGGTAGCGATCTAAAAAAAAATTAAGGCGATTGCGTAATTATGTGCTTGGCAATTCCTCATTATTATCCCCAAAAGACGAGGTGGACATAATGCTGTATCACTACCAGAGAGAGTTTGGTTTATCTTATCGTCAGGCTATATCTGATCCTTACGAGAGGGTTATACTCAATTTAGCCGTTTTAAGCTATTATAATCAGAAAGAAGAAGCAGAAATTAAAAAAGCACAAAGCAAAATAAGAAAATGAATAACGTAATTGACATCTCAATAATCGCCAAGGACTTAGCCAGCTCGGTGCTGAAAGGGGTTAATGACAACATCAAAAAAACAGCTAGCGGCGTGAAGCAGTCAATGGCGGAATCGATCGAGTCCTTTCAAAATGCGGTGAAGACTTTTGGCTCAACCGCTCTACTAGGAGCAAGTGCGGGATTGACGACGTTGGGCGGTCTTGCTCTTAAGTCGGCTGATGATTTCGAGAAGGCACAGCTCAAGTATGAAGTGTTGCTCGGCAGCCAAGAAAAGGCAGCCGAAAGAGCAAAAGAGATAGCAGAATATGCGGCGAAAACTCCGTTTTCAATAAAAGATATAACCAAAGGAGATTTAATTCTTCAGGGTTTTGGTATTCGAACGGAAAAATTGTTAAAAACAATTGGCAATGCGGCCGCTGTGTCAGAGACTAATTTTGGCGAATTATCTCTTATTTTGGGTCAATTATCTCAGTCGAAGGACTTGCAGAATATAAGGCAGCTGGCAGAGCGGGGAATTGTGACGTTCAACGAGCTAAAAGAAGCCGGTATTAAGTTTGCTAAAGACGGTTCGGTAGTGAATAGTGTTGATGAGACTTATACCAAGGTTGTAGAGATTATTGAAAAAAAATTCCGAGGCGGAGCTGAGAAGATAAGCGGAACATTATCGGGGCAGATATCTACTCTCCTTGACAATGCTAATATAGCTCTCGGCAAGTTTGTTACTGATACTGGAATTTTAGAGGGGGCTAAAAAATTGGTTGCTGGGCTTAACCAAGCATTCGAGGGCATAGACTGGGATGGCGTTATTGAGATTTTCAATGATATAAAAGACGGGGTTATTAACGCCTTTGAAACCATAACCGAATCTGAGGCTTTCCAGGTCGGAAAAGAAGCGATTAAAAACTTCGTGAATTACTTAATTGAGAATAAGGATGCTACTGTTATGGCTATCAGTGCTATTGGCCTTACAATTCTTGCAACCTTTGTTCCGGCCATGGTGTCGGCATCCGTTGCGGCTTTGCCTTTTATTGTTGTGTTGGGGCTTATAGCCGTCGCGGTTTTCACGCTTAAAAAAGCTTGGGATAATAATTTTTTAGGGATTCAAGACATATGGAATAATGTATGGAATAAAATCAAGCCTAAGCTGGATGAGTTGTGGGGTGTTTTTGTGGATCGGATAATTCCCGCCCTTACCAGGTTATGGGAGAAGATTCTACCAGCCCTAGAAAAAGCTTGGCTTGTTTTGGAGCCGATAATTAAAAGGGTTTTGGCCTGGATTGGTGTTGAGGGATCCAAGCATTTGGATAGGTTTGTAGATGGGCTAACGGCCGGCGTTAATTTTGTCGCAGATTTACTCGACAAAATTAATGAAGGCTTTGATACTGTGAAATCATTTTTAAAAATGTTGCGAGAAATTGCCAATCTTGCCTCTAAGGGCGTTGCGGACTTTGCAAAAAACTTGAAGATTCCGGGTTTCGCTGTAGGAACTAATTATTACGGCGGTGGTCTTGCACTCGTGGGAGAGAGGGGACCTGAATTAGTGCATCTTCCCCGAGGCTCAAAGGTCAGTACGGCGAGCGAATCCAAGCAGATGCTAAGCGGTGGCGGTGGCGATATTAATATATATAATACCTTCAACAATGCAGAGGATCCCCATGCGGTAGCAATGCGGATAGCATACCAAGCAAGGAATTTAACATTCAATTATTAACATGAACAACCTAACAAGAATACAATACAATGGCTTAACGATTGATTCAAACTCTCAGTATACAATATCTAGAGCAGAAGGGTTGACCGGCTTGCCCATGAGGACCAGCGAGCAACTGAAGACGGGAGCGGACGGCGGTTTATTCTTCAAGAACCTGTATGGAGCAAGGACAATAGTCATAGAGGGCCGAATATTCGCTAACACTGTAGATGATTATTTTGACGCTGAGAGGGAGCTCATCCGGGCCTTTACCAAGAGTAATGATGAACTCCCCCTAATCGTTCGATTGTGGGACGGGTCTGAGAAGTATATTAATTGCCATGTGGTCCAGACCCCTATGATAGTTTACGCCGGAGGCAATGCGACACAGGCACGGTACGCAATCGAGCTAAGGGCTTCCGATCCCTATTGGGGGGATGCTAGCACAATCACAGAGTCAATTTTTTTAGCCGATTCGGGGGGGTTGCCTATTAAGGACGGAACCCCCCTACCGGCTCCGTTGGGCTATAACGCCCAAAACTACAAGGTAATTAATAATACTGGCGATGTTGCTAATTACGCAAAAATGACAATATACGGAAGTGTCACTAATCCGGCTGTTAAGGTTGTTAATTCTGCTGGAACTTTTGATTTTAGTTTCGCTTCCACTCTTAACTCTAGCGAGAGAATTGTGATAGAGGTAATCAATAATGACCTGTACGTAACTAAGGGCGGCGTGAATTGGCTGCAATACATGACGGGAGATTATCCGATACTCCAGACCGGAGGTAATACAATACAATACACCGCTAGCATATACGATTCTACTACTTATCTAGAGGTAGAGTTTCGGAATAAATACCTAAATATATCAACATGATAACGATTGAACTATACAATCTCGATGTCTTAACGGGGACATTCACCCGCAAGGCGGTGATTAATTCCTATTCCAATCTTAGCTTCTCGGAAGTATTGAATGGAGTGGGGGAGTGCAGTTTTGTATTGAATGTATTGAACCCAATTCTTACCAAGGAGAATTTCATCCAATACAGGACTCAGGTCCTGATTAAGGAGGGGGATAACCCTCTGTGGGTGGGAACATATACTGGCTATGATTCTGAACTTCGGGGCGAGGCGGGAAGCGTAACGATTAAATGCTTATCTTATTTTGCTCATCTTTTTGCCAGAAATACGGATAAAATCACCAATTATATCCAAGTGGAACAGGCTCAGATATTAAGGAACTTGTTGATTCTGACCCAGGGGCGAACTAATGGGGGACTCGGAATAACCTATAATTCTGAAAATACCGGAATAATACGTGACAGAACCTATGAATACAAAAATATTGGCGAGGCTTTAGTTCAGATGTCTGGTGTTATTAATGGTTGCGACTTTGAATTTGTGCCCGTTCTGGGTCCGGGCAACTTGCTCGAGAGTGTTAACTTGCGTATCTATACCCTGCGCAAGGGCGAGGTTCGCAATGATCTCAATTCGCTGAGGGTGGGAGAGTTGGGGAATGTTTTATCTTTTGGGCTTGGTGTAAGTGATGAATTGTATAATTATGTGGTATCCGAAGGGCAGGGATCGCAAGATGTCGTTATTTCCGTTTTTGACAACTCCGCCCTTCAGCTCAGCTATACCAGGCGAGAGACGTATTACCCGCAAAAGGATGTGTTGATCCAATCGACACTAGACCAGAATACCCAGGCGTACGGTAATACGATAAGCACCCCTAAGTTCCTGCTGAATTGCGTGCTCAATCCGCTCAACAAGTCGCTAATCGAAAATCTCAAGCTGGGGGATATTATTAATATTGATATTGACGCAAGAGATATCTCGCCTAATGCCGGCGATCTAATTCAGTTCGAAAATCAAGCAAGAATAGTCGGAATGCAGTATAATATTGACGAACAAGGCGTCAAGACAATAACGCCCAAGTTATTATTTAGGAGTTAATTATGGACAATCTTAACCCAAACACCGATGATCTCCCCAAGTTAATCAGGTCGCTAGACCAGCGATTGGAGAATATTGAGAAGTCAAGGCAGATATACCAGGGTGACTGGGTGGACCTCAATACGGGAATTATTAACAGGTCTAATACTGTCAATAATAGGTTCGTTGTTGTTGGCAACTTCAATATGCGTCGTTTTTTTTCCGCCGGGCGAAAAATCCGATTCCGCAAAAACAACTCCTTGGCATGGCATTACGGAATAGCATTTAGGATAAGGGATAATACCTTTGATGTTTTCGGGTCAACAATCACGCCTAGCGAGACTCTCAACGCAATAAGCTACGCTACGAATGAAACGCCTTCAGGCTTCCCCCAGGAGTTCTCTTATACAACAACCGAAGTTAGCGGTTTTGCCACAATCACCGATCAAGACTGCTACTGTTCAGTTGTGGGTAATCAGGTCACCGTGAGTAATAAGATAGAATTCAACTGCAATACTACTACCGCTTTTATAAGTTTTGCCCTACCATTCGGCGTTGTTCCGGATATATCCAATAAATATGTTAACGCTATATATGGGGAAGCTTACAATATATCAGATGGGTATAATATGTCGCTAGTTATGGCCTCACCACCAATAACAATCAATGAGAATGAGGTAATATATTGTCCGGGCGATATTTTCGATTTCGTTATTCTGTGGGATGGAGGTAAATCCTACCTTACTTATGCGACGTACACTTATTTTTTGAAATAGACTATAATTAACCGAAAAACTATGGCTATACAAGTAACAGCAATCAATGGGATGGGCTCGTATACAATCAACGGGTCTAATATCACCGCACAGGGAATGAAGGATAACGACATTATGCACGTGTCAGAAGATTACGTAGGTAATGCGGGGGTGGTGAATCTAGCGGGGGACTTGCTTGTCACCCAGAATTCTCCTACGGGTGCTAGTGTGCTAGTCGGGGCTGGCACGTGTTATGTGCTTAACCGCAATTATACTGCAAATCAAAACGTTCAAAGTAAGTACTGGCGAATGATTAATGACGCTTCTGTTACCGTCAATATAGCTTCGAATAATTCAGGCAATCCCAGAGTGGATTCAATATTCATCAGAGTTAACCCCTCCACCTCTCCCGGCAATAATGGCGAGCTATCCGCAACTATTGGAGTGCTGCAGGGTACACCCGCACCATCTCCGGTAGCCCCATCAATACCCAACGACGGTAATTCATACCTAATACTGGCTAATGTAGCCGTGGCTAATGGCTTCACAAGCATCACCAACGCTAATATTACAGATAGGAGAGTGCCGGCATTATTCCAGTCTAACCAAGACGGTACTATTAGGCTGCCGGGCACATATACCAGAGTATCTGCGACTGTTATTGGTTGTCCCACGGGCCTAGATCCACGTACATTCTTGAGCATAGGCGATAAGCTGAGATACACCGAGTCTGTCACTCAGACCGTAAAGTATGCTTATGTTATTGGTCTTACCGCTACCCAGATCACAATCACTAGCGGGACCAGCTTCGGCGGAGGCATTGCTGCATCGAATGTGCCAACTGATATTATGTATTCTAAGGGCACCATGGTTGGCTTTCCTTCATTCTTCAGCTACGAACCCACAATCTCGGCCGTCGGTGGTATGACCGTATCATCTGTGGCCTACGAAGAGCGAAACTTCAAAATAATTGAGCGGACCGTGTACTTCAAGGTTCGTGCTTCCATGACCTTGGGTGGCACCCCGTCCAACGGCATAAGAATTACCACTCCCACCACGGTCCCCGCATCGGGCAATGTAGATCTACTCCATGGCAATTGCGGACATAACGACGGCGGCTTACTCGCGGGTCTGTGTGTTCAGGATTACAGCAATTCACGTGTACAGATCAACAAGGCCGATAGCTCTAATTACTCCTTGGGCTCGGGCAGGCGTGTATATGTTCAGGATTTCTACAATATATAACTAATATGGATTCTATCAATCATGACAATAACAATAATCCAATGGATCTAATACCTCAGTTAATCCTCAAAGACATTGCATTCTTGCGTAAGGACATGGAGGCCTTGCTTATATCTTCAAAGGAATTAGATCAATCATTCAAGAATGAGATTAAGCAGATCCGAGAAAATTACGTCAGCCACAAAGAATTCTTGCCTGTCAAGTCTATTGTATATGGTGCGGTGGGCTTGATATTATCCGGCGTAATTACCGCCCTTGTAGCGTTGGTTTTGACAAAATAACAAAAATGATATTGCCAATTAACGAAAAACTTTTCGCATTAACCAGCCCGTACGGACCCCGTCCGCAATTCAATGATTTCCATACTGGAATTGACTACGCACCCAAGACATCGGATAGGAGGTGCTACGCTTCTGAATCAGGTACAATCGTCGAGGCGGGACTAGGCCACCCCTTCACGTGGAACGGTAGGGTGTATAGGAATTCTGCCGTGGTGATAGATATAGGGGGGGGAGTAAGAATAATATACTTGCATCTTCAATCTTGGGCCGTGAAGGTCGGTGATTATGTCCGGATTGGGGATTATATCGGTGAGGCCGGGGCGGTTGGAGCTGCCACAGGCGTTCACCTTCATTGGCAGATTAATGTGAATGGGCAGCATGTAGATCCCCTCGCTTACATGCAAAAATATAATAATAGTGTATCATTGAATCATATGGACAATACAATCATCGCCCTACCGGGCTGGGGTATATCTCACCTAGCCAGAGAGGCGGGATATGCAGATTACGCCGATCCGTCCAGGTGGGATTACATTGCAAGATTGAACGGACATGCCGATCGCACCACTTTCCGGATTTTTGCCGGACAAAAATATCGAGTAAGAGAAAACAATGAACCAAAACACACCGTGGATACGGCTAACCCCACGCAACAAGAATCAATTAGCCAGTTACTGGTTGAAGCCGAAAAAAAACTTGCAAAAGAAAAAGAAGAGGTTGAAAAAATCAAGCTGGAGATCGAAAACCAAAGAAGGGCTCTTAAAGCTGAAAAATTGGCTGTGTCAAACGAGCTAGAAGCCCTCCGAAAAAAAATAGATGATGCAAGCATCATCGACAAAGGCGAGGCCGCTATACAAGGATTTGAGCCCCTTAGAATCAATCTTGGTAAATTGCAAGTCCCTGAGGTGCAAAAAACAGGTATTTCTTACTTATTTTTTGAATTTTCCAAGAACTTTACGGATATGTGGAATAGAATCCCAAGCAAGAATATGAGGATTGCTATTACTATTATTATTGGGATAATATCCAATTGTGCATTGGTGTACCTAGCGGAGAATCAATTGCCTGAGATTAGCAATGAATATATTGTTATTAGCTCGACTGTGCTGACAAGCTTCGTCATCCGGATGTTCCAAGAATTGACTAGATTCGGGGAGAGAGAATTACAGAAGGAGTTGGCTCAGATATTATAATAGATTCTTGCTTATTAACAACTCTTCCCATGCGGACAGCAGAAGCCTACCGCTACGTAGTCTATAGCTTGCATACCTCCACAGCTGAGATTTTTCTTGAAAATTTGCCATTGCTATTCTTGCAGCCTGGCCGAACTGATCGCCTGACTGATTGGCTTGATGGTGCAATGCTCTGTGTACAGATTCGTGTATAAGCAATCCGTTGTGTGTATGATTGACCCACGCCTCATGTCTATATACTGAATAAGGGTGTATGTGATGAGCGTGGATTTTGCTCGTTGGGATTAATACGCCCATGAGTGTTAGATGGCAGAATTGGCGATGCCCTGCGAATATTGCATAGTGTTCTTGATATAGGCTCTCCCGAAAATTGGCTTGCTCTATTCTGGATCTCGGCATGCAATATTTTAGCTCTTTTTTCTCAAAATGAGAAAATGGGTGTGGTACTGCTCTACCGACTTACCCGAATGCTTGGCGAAGTTGAGGAATATATGTGTATCGGGGTCGTAATATTTCGAAAATTCTATGAATAGATGGGCTATCATATCTTCACGGTCATATATCTCCGTAGATGTGTACTCCATTATGCTTTTTTTGAGGGAAAAATCGCAAATAAGGAAGTGGTGCAATACCTCCATACCCTCGTATTCTGTGTAGGGGTATCGATTCTCTATTACATAGTGCGTAGCATTGCTGTAGAGAATTTTATTTTTGCCGGGATGCAATGGTTGCACAGCCTGCGAGGCTATCCGACTATATTCCGCCTCAGATATTGCCCGCATCATTGGAATAATAACCCCTATCATCTACACGAGATAATAATAGCCTTAATTCATATATTACCTTGGATCTCTCATATCGGCATGATTCCAGTCTAGACTTAATCTCCTCGTACTCGTCGGGCTGTCCGATTAACAACAATAAATGCATAATATAATCATTCATAGAAGATCTGTCGGGATGCTGTCCGTACATCGTTACCGCCATCTCGTTTAATTTTTGACAGATGGCTTGATTTTTTGTTTTTTTTTTATATAATACGCCATATTTCAAATATTTTTCTGTCTTTATAATAAATCTGGAAATATCTTTTTTTGCTTAATTCTCTGAGCTTGGCAAGATCTTCTTGTCTTGCTGACTCGGAGAGATAAGCGGTGTTGAGCATCTTGCCTAGCAATAGCTGTTTTTTAATCAAATTTATCATTTTGCCAAAAATCTGATAACTAATTGCTCCTTCTGGATGCGATTGAATCGGTTAATTGATAAGTATGATCGGATTATTCTGATTATCCGTGCTACTCTTACCTGTGTTTTTGTTTTTAGTTTTTTTCTTTGCATTTTTGGTTTTTGTTATGTATCTGGAATCAATATAATTATATTTTGTCGTAATGTAAATATATTATGGGTATATATCAATACCACTTGTGAGCCAGCCAGAAATGATAAGCACTACTTACCCCCTGATACCTTATCTCTATATACTTCAGCCCGCATCTTATCTGTTCCGCATAATCTGCCGTTTTGACACATCCGTACCCTCGCCACGTAGAATCCAAGAATTGGAATATACCGAATGCCGTACTGGTCGGATTCTGTGCACAATTATTCATTCCCGATTCTCTGCCGACTATGTAGAATAATTGCCCTATCTGCTCGTCATTGTAGCCGAGTGTTCTTGCTTGGTGAATTAATTCTTCTCGGATAACCCCGCTGTCGACTCTGACACAGCTTACTACGTCTGCGTTTTTTGTAATTGGCTTGGGCTCGGGTGGTCTGCTCGGCTCAGTGATATGGGTAATTGTATTATTCGGCTTGATATTTGCCCGCTGTGCAGGCGGGAATATGCTGGGTGCATAGCTATTAGTCCTTGCCTGATTGGCAAGCAAAAAAAGTGTTAAAAAAAAGGTGAGTATTAGGAAGTAGAATATTAATTTTATTTTATTTTGCATTTTTTTAGGGGAGTAAGCCCTGCCCCCCGACTTACTCCGTTATATAATATTATTTTTGAATTTTACGTAAATATATACTCTGTATATATTGCATATTATTCTTCTGTGTGATTAGCTATGTATTGTTCAACATCGAACCCGCTGTAATTAGCTGCGAATTCAAGGGCTGCCTTGAATCTGTAATCTTCGCCGCCGATGTCCCACATATTAGGGCAAATCATATCGTCTGTATCTAGGCCTAATTCTTCGAGTCTGGCGTAGTCTTCGTCGCTCATTACCGTGAATCCCTCTAGATCTACCACTTCTCCTCCTACTCTATATTGATTAGCCCCTAGGCTCTCTACTTCGTATGTATCATTGTTTAATTTATTTCTTTTGTTTTTCATTTTGTTTTTTTGTTTTTTAATTTATCTATTGTTGTTAATTAATAATTCAAGCTCTAGTCGAGAATTTGCGGTTTTGCTTAATTCTTAAGCTTCTCCGTCGGTTACTCTTCTAGCTTACCTGTATTATTAATTATGGATAATAATATACCATAATCTAATATTTGTAAATATATTATTGTTATATATTCTAATCATTCGCCACGCTTCGCAGAATCTGATGGACTAGAGTCTGATATTCCTCGTCCTTGCTTGCGACTGCGAGCACAGCGATGAATGTCTCGAGTGATGGAGTGGTCCGCATGGCCTTAGCCCTGAGTAATGCAACCTTATCCTGCTCCGCTCGGCGTGCTAGATCGGATAGCCTCCTCCTTGCCGCATACGCCGCAAGGAGATTGGCGAATAATTCTCTTATTCTTTGTTTTTTTTCATCTATTTTTTTGTTTCTTTTCTTGAACATTTTTTGTTAATTATTCGATATTGTCGGTATATATCTGTTCATGCATTCCATTTATATTCTTTGAGCCACAGGCGGGCTAGCTGTATGCGTTCTTGTAACTGGGCGATGTATCCAGGATCATACTCTACATCATATATCTTGACTCTTTCTTTGATGTACATATCGTCATATCTCATCAGCTTTTCAATTTTTTGGGACTGTTCCTCATTCCATTGTTCGTACAGCTCTGGCTCGGATGTCTCGGAGTATGGATTCTTGTAGCTTCTATAATACTTTTCTCTCTCTATCTGCTCGTCGCTAGAGGATGTCAGGCAGTATGCTAGCTTGGCCTTCTTTTTGCCTGTCAGGTGCATATAGCACTGCAATTGGCAATAGTATTGCTTCGTCAACTCTGCCTTCGCAAAGGTGAAGATGTCGTATAAGGTTTCAACTTCTATGATTAGCTCTGTTTCTATTATATCTGGGGCTCCGAAGAGGTAATTGTCCATAAATTTTTTAGTGTTTTTGAAAAACACATGTCCCATGTATTCGGATAACAATTCTATGCTTTCTTCTTCGCGAGTATTGCCCTTGTCTATGTCTTTTTTTCGGCCGAATAGCTTGAATATATATATCTCCAATAGATATGCCCTAGCCTCATTACTGAACACCTTCTCCCAATATGTGGTGCCTTGCCCTTCTTGCATCAATACTCCCACGTTGGCGGGTCGGAAGAGTGTATTGTCAAACATCGTATCCCGCAACTCGCCCAGCGATCGTCTCAGCCATATTTTTCTCAGTTCAGCGTAATACTCTTTCAATAATTTTTCTATTTTTTCTTTATTTGACATTTCTTTTTTTAAGAAAATTAAATAACGTCCAGTATGTTTTGGTGATTACATCTTGTGAATCGTGATTGTCCTGTTCTTGGTATTTAGCCCATATATCTTCAAAAGGCCGAGCTGTAACCATAGCGTATTCTATCATTATTCTCTTCAGATCCTTCATAGTTTTGGGGGGATATGCTTTTTGTTTTAAGGTTTCTTGACTTACCTCCTGGTCTGGATCATCGCCAGTCTCGATCTTATACGCCTTCATTAGAGCGTACTTGTCGCAATATGTCATTGCCTTGCCATTTGCCTTATCTCCGGAATCTATGCCGTCGGCGTATGTCGTCATCTCAACATATTCAGTAGGATTATCGCAATTCACGAATCTATATACGGTTTTGAGCCGCAAAAAAAACTTGGTGGATTCGGATGATTTCCCATTGTATGTATTAGTCGAGGTCAGCATCTCGCTAGCCACAATCTCCCGAGTATGGGGATAGGAGTATACTCCATTCTCATATTCCAAGCCTTTGACAGCTTCAATGATATCTCTCTCCGCTACGGCCTTGTAGCTGCCCTTGTGTGTGGATACATTCAGATTTTTTTTGACGGTTTTAACTTTGCTTGCAATTTCAGCCATTTTTTGATATATATTTTTTGTTGTTTTGTTTTTTTCTGTTTTTCCCGTTTTCATTTTTTTTCTTAATTCTTATTTTTTGAGGCGTATTGCTACCCCCGCAACATTATCTATACTTGGTAATCTCCTTTATTTTTTTGCTGATTTTACGTGCATTCTCCCAGGTGAGAATATTTTCACTTAATTCTCTTACCCTCTCAGCAGATGGGCGGGTATACATCTCAAGATCAATAAGTAGGTGGTGGGATGGCATGTCTGCACCCCCCGCATCAATATAAATTAAAATATTGCTTGGATAATATTTGATCACGATATTTTGTTTTTTGTTTTTCATTTTGTTTTTTGTTTTTTATTTATCAATTATTATTAATTAATAATTCGGGCTCTAGTTGAGAATTTGCGGTTTTGCTTAATTCTTAAGCTTCTCCGTCGGTTACTCTTCTAGCTTACCTGTATTATTAATTATGGATAATAATATACCATTATGAGGAATATGTAAATATATAGTTGTTATATATTACCAGAATTCTGCTCGTAATATCTCCTCACTATTGCCCGCACCTCATCTATCACGGCGTCATGGTGTATATGTGCCACCTTCTCATATACCCCATCAGAGTTGAATTCGTTGGTTGTGTAATACTCCGTCCTGTGCTTCTCGATTATCCTGTGGAATTCCTGCTTATTCGTTTCGAATATCGCAAGAGTCAGGAATCCTCGGAATTCCTCCCGAAGCCTTAGATCTAAGAATAATCTGTACTCATTACCCCCCTTATGCCAACGTTCCCGGACGGGAGACCGCTTGGGTATATACACCCTATTACTCACAGATATTATCTGGTGTGGTGGCTTATTCGCCGCCTTTTTGTTTTTCGTAATTCGATAAAATTCGGAAAAAATATTCATTGCCTCGTTGAGATTTCGGGGTTTTTGGGTGTTATCTCTCACCATCTGTGCATAGGCTTCTTCAGCAATCTCGGGGTCATAGCTAGAAAGTCTGCTTGCGTACGCACTGAGATTTTTTTGCATAATTGGCATCTTCACTCCGAAGTGTTCACAGAGCGAGCTGATTATGCTTGTTATTGCTTTGGTTTCCATTTTTTTATTTTCGCTCGATCCAGAGCCGTTGGAGCGGAGACCAGATCAAGCGTTTATCAATTTAAGTTTTTTGCCTGTTCTTGTAAATATATAATTAATATATCAACCCACTCCCGCCGACAACGCATTCGGATTAATTATATTGGCGATTGCCTCCTCCATCGCCCTCATATGTGCCTGTCTATCCTCAATATCTTGCCGATAGAATGTCTTGGGCTTGCCCACAGCGTCCGCCCTGGCAAGGTACGCTTCTTCACGCATCGTTCGCAAGAATTCCCCGTAGCTCCGCATTATCCAATTCCTCATGAACAGTTTGAAGTCTTTCTTTTTTTTGCTTTTAGGGATGGAATTATGCCATTCCTTAGCCGTTTCTAGTTCGTTAATCAGAAATTGTTCCGTGATTCTTGGGAAGAGTTGTTGAAGTTCTGCTAGATAATGATTCAGGTTGTCGGGGTTGTCCAGGTAATAATCAAAGTCAGAATCGTCAATGTGTCTCTTTTCTGTGTGTGTGTATATTATATTATTATTATTATAGTTATTATTATAGTTATTATTATGTAAGATGTTCCCTTTTGGCACTTCTAGATGTTCCCTTTTGGCACTTCTAGATGTTCCCTTTTGGCACATCTGGATGTTCCCTTCCGGCACATCTGGTTGTTTTGCATTTTCTGTGTGTGTGTGTTCCATCATCTTGATTAACGCGTCTGTGTTAATGATGTAATAATTTTGTGCGGGAACTTTTTTCCGTGTGATTGTGATCAGGGCACAATCTACCAGCTTCTTCTCTATTCTGCGTTGTGCCTTAAGCTTAATCAGAGTCGTCTTTTTTATTTTATATATTGTTATAGTGA